GGACAGCACACGTCGTGCATGTAGATTTAAAAAACCTACAAGGCGACCCCATGGTAGAAGCGGCTCCCGCAGCAGTATCACTAATAGTGAAACCGCGCGAAACAAACTACGAAGAAATCAAGAACACATTACTCGTCCTCACCCAAGTATGCCGAATGTTCGGATACATAGGTGAATTCAACCTGGAGAAGGATCTCCAACGTTGGCTGGGATTGGCAGTGATACCGGGATGGATGAAACTAGTTAAATATAAACTAGCGGCATTCTTCGCGATACACAACGACCAAACCCTACCGACACCGCCATGGAAGGCGGAGTTGAAAATCCGAGATAGACCAGAGTGGCTATTCGGAGGAAGGATGGGTAGATTCATCAGAACCTTTCTGAAGACAAGCAATGAGACGAGAAAATTAGAATTTTCTACGTCAATATTGCAGTCCAAGAAGGGAATGCCCCGTGTCGACGAAGACACGGCAACGATTGCGGAAGGCAAATTCGTTGGTGAAATAACGGCCAAACAACAATTCAGCGTGGGAAGTCCCAATCTAGTGAAGTCTTTCGTAGAAAACGATCGACTGGAATCACTAGGTATAGAGCCAACGTTAACCGTATCCGCCGTAAAGAGACAATTACGACGGACGGTGGACGAACTCTTCAAGGGAGAAACCTATGGGTACGAGGAAAAGACAAAAGCCTTTTTCCCGTCCACATCTGCCAACTATATCAAATCCCGAAAGAACGGAGGAGCCGTAGGAGAAATCCTACGACATCCAACATTACTCGAGGGATTAAGAAAAGAAGGCGGATATCTGAATGTTACTGATGAAAGTGAACAACAACGAAACGAAAGGGAACGGAATGAGGAGAAGAGAGAGTCTGAGGTCGGAGAAACACGCAAGCGGGTCACTCTAGACGGACAAAAACTCTTTGAAAAGAAATTTCAACTTCTGTGGTTAAGAATTCTAAAAGCAGCGGCGGCCGACGATAATATTGTATTACCGAAGGGATTGCCCGAAGCATTAAAAATTCGAATCATCACAAAAGGATCTCCATACATTCAAACGTTACTAAAACCCCTTCAAAAGAAAATGTGGAGAGTACTGAAGTCTCACAAGACGTTCAGCCTGTTAAAAGATCCCTCTCATATCGAGAGAAATCTATTAGACACGCTGGGACGAGAGTTGAGAGACGACGAGTACTTTTTAAGTGGTGACTATCGAGCCGCAACCGACGGATTAAAATCCTGGGTATCGGAAGAAATCGCAAAACAGATCGGAAAAAACTTAAAGTTAAGTCCGGTTGAGTTACGATTATTCCTAGCCAATCTGACCGGAAACCTGTTTGAAAAACCAGGCTCCGAGACAGAAGTCGACGGAATGACAGTCACAACACTTATTCCACAAACTGTGGGACAACTCATGGGTAGTATAACCTCATTTCCTGTTCTATGCATTGCGAACGCAGCACTGTCAAGATGGAGTCTCGAAGTCTGTTATGGCCGAAAATTTCAGCTAAAACAAACCAAGATGACCATCAACGGTGATGATATCGCAATGATAACAAGGAAGGAAAGAGGGTACGCCCTTTGGAAACAGATTACGGCATTCGCAGGTTTAGAAGAATCCGTCGGAAAGACTTATCAGAGTTCGAAATTTATACAGATAAACAGTACAAATTTCAAATACGATAGAAATTCCGAACGAACAATTCTTTCTTCAGCGGGAAAGCCTCGTCAATGTCCATTCGAGTTGATTAAATACGTTAACATGGGTCTCATTCATGGCCAAAAGAGAAGTGGCGGAATGGTAGGTCTCGACGACCTAGAAAACCCATATAACAATATTGGTACACGATACAGAGAATTACTCCGATTGTGTCCTCACAGTATGAAGGAGGAGGCTCATGATATGTTTGTCAGTCAGCATTATAATATTTTACACCATACCACGCTTCCGTGGTTCATCCCCGAGTGGCTCGGAGGTATGGGACTCATCGGTCTGAAGAAACCGAATGAGCTCGACCTACGAATCGCCCAGAGAATACTGTATAACTTTAAACAAGTTAAGCCAGTAAGTCTCGGGAACATCGGAGACAAACCATGGAAGGTATGGAATATTGTAGAATCGAAATGCCCTGAACCTAACCTTACGGTCAAAGATGACCGATCCAAAGAGGGGATAGACGAGTACAATCAGATGATCGGCAAAAAATGCATCGATCTTCTTTTCGACTCGAACTATTCGATTGAGGATCTCCACGAATGGAGTAATAAAGGTAAGGAGGATGCGATTAAAAGAATAGTGTTGGGAATTAGGCATAATGAAAGCCTATGGCGTCCTGGAACAGGAGCACTACCACAACCACTATCAATCGACGAACTGACGTACAGACAACTGTACAACACATACCGAGCACCCTACACTCAAAAGAGTGTCGTTGTTGATCTTGATTAAGTCTAAAGACTTTCGTAGTATTCACACGAGGGGTTGTCATCGAATTGTAGTTAATTATATAATCTACTATCGAACCACCCGTGGAATGACGCTAAAGC